CCTTTACTCGACGTATCATTGCATTCATCTGTGTAGGTTGTATTGTTATTATCCCGTTTGCTGCGCCATTCTTTGATATTCCAGTTGTCGTATCGGTAACAGAAAAGGGTGAGTGGTGGATTCCATTTATCTGGGAACAGGCGGATAAAGTACTTTGGAAAAGCATAGATGGAATTGCACTAGCCCCTGCATATATACATACGTTAGCTGCTATCGTTAGTTTTTATTTTGGTTCTAGTGCGGCTAGATAATTAAAGAAGGAAAAGGAATGCCTATTAAAGTTATAGACGGAATACAATACAATCTTGAGGGACCAAACGATAGGCCTTCTTCAGGAAACCGTATCGGCCCTGTATCTGGATCTACCTCCAACTACTCTACACAAACGACAAATCCCTACGATGTAGATTTATTTACTTCACCTATACTTACAGAAGAAGATGTAAAGAACTTAGGTGCAGGAAAAGTAGGAAAAGGCTTTACTCCCATTATTGAATCTGGAAATTGGGGAGGAGATATGTCTGCTGGTGAGCAATGGGCGGTATCTGATAAACTTGGTCGTATTTCTAATAAGCCTTTTGGAAAAAAGATTTTTAATTCTAAAGCAGAAGCAGAAAGTTTTGTTGCTGATTTACAAGCCAGGAAAGCAATAGAAAGTGGCTTTACAGGAGGAGGAGGAGGAGCATACGGAGGAGGTCCAACGTATATCTTTCCTGGGTATAATCCTACTGAATTTGAAGGAGGGGCTGAACAAGTACGAAGAGCAGAAGCAGAAGGGCGACTAGGTATTCCCGCTCTTCCAACTGTACCTGAAATGAGAATAGCGCCTAACATGGCAACAAGAACAAACAAAGAGCTTATTTCAGAAGAAGGTTTGCAAGTACCTCAACAAGAAGCACTTACCGCTGAACAAGCAAGAACAGATACAGGAGCTATTGCAGACAGACCGTCAGATACTCGACCTACTTTAGGTCAGTATGATGCAAAAGCTATAGATGATATTGGAGTATCAGAAGCTGCTCAAATTGAAGGTGGTCCTTCGGCTATTGTAGAAGCAGCACAGGGAAACCTAGATAATAAATTAGCTATTGCAGCTACTTCCGAAATGGATGAAAGGGCTACTGTACAGTTTCAATTAGGAGAACTTGGTAAAACAATTCAGACCGGTCAACCACTACCTGCTTGGGCTTCTGGTGCAGCAAGGGCTGCTGATGCATTTGCATTAAAAAGAGGGCTTGGTTCCTCTTCTATGGCTGTTCATGCTCGTACCCTAGCACTACAAGAATCTGGAATTGACATAGCTAAAGCAGATGCAGAATCTTATAGGCGTCTTCAAGAATTAAATCTTTCTAATAGACAACAGGCAGTGATAACGAATGCAAATAATCTTGCTTCCTTGGAAACAAAGAATTTGGATTCAAGGCTTTCTGCTTCTGTTAATAATGCTAAGAATACTTTAGATATCGATATAGGAAATTTAAATAATAGACAAAGAACATCAGAATTAAACTATAGAGAGTTTACTCAAAAACTATTTACAGATGCTGCTGCTAAAAATGCAGAAAAACAATTCAATGCTAAAAGTAAAAATGATGTTGACATGTTTTTTGCTAATCTAGATACATCAGTATCAAATGCCAATGCTAATAGAGTAGAAGCAATAGAACGAGATAATGCTAGACAAAGAAACTCTATGATTGAATTTTTTCAAGCTCAGAAACTATCAAGAGAAACTTTTAATATAAATACAAGTGCTAACATTAGAGCAGCTAATTCTAAATGGTATCAATCTGTAGCTACAATTCAAAACTCAAATCAGATGCTGGCTAACTCTTATGCTGCTCAATCAGAACTAGGATTACGAAGTATGGAGTATAGTGCTTTATGGCAAAAACGTAGAGACGATGCTCAGATGTTATATGAATCTACAGAAAAGGATTTAGATCGTGTAGCACAGGCCGCCGCACTTGCACAACAATCAGCTATAGCAATGTCTGCTCAAAAAGGTGCTAAATCTGCCGCTATGATGAAGACAATTGGGAGTATAGCAGGTGCAGCTATAGCAGCTTGTTGGGTAGCTAGAGAAGTTTATGGTAATGATGCTCAAGAAGTATATAGATTTCGCTGGTGGTTAGAAAGAGAAGCACCTAAATGGTTTAATCGTTTGTATAAAAAACGAGGAGAAAAGTTTGCTTTCTTTATTAAAGATAAACCTATCCTTAAGAAGTTAATTAAAATATGGATGGATACAAAAGTTAAAAGGGTTGAAAAAACATGGCAACTGAACAGACTGAAGCTGGCCTAACTCAAAACGGGTTCATACAACAGGATAAAAAAGAGGCGCAAGAAGAAGGCGGCGCTTCTTTTAAAAGTATGGCTAGTGAAGAGATGAACGAAGTATACGCCCTTGTCTTTTCTCGTTTTGAAAGAGGGATGGAAGAGGTTCAACAGCTAGTAGAACAAGATACAAAAGACATAAAAGATTTTAAAAGTAAACAGCTTCCTTTCGATCCTGATGAAAAAGCTTTGACTGAGATGGATAAGCTTTTGGGAAGCGAAGAAGATAATAGAGCCGCTTTTACCGCTAGCATACCAGGAGGAAGTCTAACTGGTAAATTAAAGGATGAAGAAAAAGGAACTTTAGGTGCATACCCTTGGGAGAATCCTGCTGTTTATGATACTCCTACTGATGCTTTCGGTTATATTTTAGAATCCATTGAAGGGAAAAAAGAAGATATTCATTCTGTTTTGTATGCTGGCGTACCAGCAGAGAGCATAGCGAGAGCTATAACTTTTCTTGGATATACGGAAGGATTATTTTCTGTAGATATTAGTGAGCTATTAGTTATTCCTCTCATGTTTAATCTGGTAGCAGATGCTCAAGAACAGGGAGTAACTGCTAGAATCTTTAATGATGTTGATGAAGATGAAATTAATCCACAATCAGCACTAGATATAATGGAAGATTTAAAACCAGAGGAATATGCTAGTCTTATGGAAGATGCTACTAGGCAAGCTGAAGAAGAAAATATGGTCTTGGATGAATTGAAACAAGACCCGGTAATTGGAAGTTTCCTTAGTATGGGAGAACAGTAATGGCAGATGTAGGTAGTTTTTTAGAAGGATTAAGTGAAGGACTAGCGCCTTGGGCAGAAGCACAGGCTAGGCATAAATATGCTAGAGATGAACGGGTAGCAGCAGCAGCTTTTGTTAAGGCTAAAAATGCGAAGATAATTGAAGGCAACGCAGAATTACTAGCAGACAGGTTTTCTGGGTCTGAAGAACAAGGAGAATCGTGGAATGCAGTAAAAAGTGGCCTTATTAGATATGCTAATCATAATCCCGCTTTTCTAACTAACATACGAAAAGATATAGCAAAAGGAGCAAGGTATACTTGGGCAGATAAGGGACCACCAGGAAGTACTAATATTTTAGATAATTTGTGGCGTTCAGGCGGCCTAAGTGAAGCAGAAAAAAAAGAAAAAAGGACAATAACAGATGCTGTAGATGCTTACGGAACAATAAATGATTGGGTAATTGCTAATCCTAATAAACCTTTACCAGATATTTATAATCTTTTAATAAAAACAGAATTACAAAGAGAAGGTATACAAGAAAAACCTACAGGAGAACAACGAAGAAAAGCTAGAGATGCAGCTATGTATAAAATAACTGCATATATGTCATTTTTTGATAAACAAAATAAATTCTCTTTACAAAGAGCATTAACTCATAAAAATTCTCTTGATGGTAGAATACAAAAACAAGATGCATCTTACGATCTTTTAAAGACAATATCTGGTGTAGGAAGTTCTTCTGGTGATAGAGCAGAAGCAGCAGCAGGAGCATATGGTACAGGAGAACAAGAAAGTGGATGGTCTAATTTGTGGGGATTATTTGATGATGATGAACCTACTTCTTTACAAGACTTGAACCTTAACCAAGGTCAACAAGCTTCTATAAATAGTCTTGTATCACAAATAAAAGAAAAAGGACCGGGGTGGAAACCTACTGCGGCATCAAAAAAACTAATTATAGATAATTTCCTTGACCAAGATAATTTTAATACGTTACCAGATGAGAGAAGAGAAGCTATACAAGAACTTTTACAAGCAGCTTTAGCTAATGGCTGAATTTAACCTTAATACTTTTCTTCAAGATAATAGTATACAACTAGAAGATACAGAAAATGTAGCTCCTAGTCTGTCTACTGGTTTTGATTTAAATACCTTCCTAGAAAATAATTCTATAACCACTATAGAACAAGAAGCAGATGAGTATACAGAGTCTGAAGCGTATGCTCATGCCGCATGGTTAGGCTTGTCTGATACAGGCAGAGGTGTGCTTCAATTCATGGGCATAGCTGAAGAAGGTATGCAGGAAGATAAGGCAATACTCAAGGCTCTTGAGAAAAAATATGGGTCTGGTATTACTGCTACCTATATAGGAGGGATGATTGCTGATCCTGTAGGCTGGGTTGTTCCTGTAGCTAAAGCTAGGACAGTAGGTAAGCTTGCTTGGGAAGGTGCTAAGTGGGGTGGCTTGGCTGGTGGTCTTGGTTATGTGGATGAAGAAGAAGGACAAACAAGGTTGCGTAACTTTGGTATGGGAGTGGCGACAGGTGCAGTTGCCGCTCCCGTTTTTGGTAAAGCTATACAAGGTGCAGGAAAAATTAAAGACCTTGTAATGAACAAGAATGCGGATGAAATCTTTGATAATCCTGTAGCAGCCCTAGCAGAAATTGGTGAAGCCCCTTCTTCGATGGCACAGAATATTAAAAGTGCCTATATAAAACCATTTCAAAGAGGAGACAGTTCAGATAAGGATAGAACAAACTGGGCGCATAGAGTAGTCTTCTCTAATCCCGGTGTCTTTCTTGGTGGTGCAACAGGTGGTGCATTAGGTGGCGCTCAACAAGAACATGATAGTCCTGCTGCAAATATCTTTGGATGGACAGTAGCCGGTGCTGCTATGGGAGCTACTGGATTTAGAGCAGTAGGCGCTATAGGACCAGGACAATCTACTAATACTTTCTTAGGTAGAATGGCTAAAGGAGAAGGTGGTATTGCAGACTATATGGGTAATGCCTTCATAGAAAATCATGGATTAAAAACTAAGTTCGCTGATGTAATAAAAATGAAAGAAGATAATTTTGCTGATGCTAACAATATAGGGTATCAATTCCTGGATATAGCAGCACAAATGCAGAAGCTATCCAAAGAAGAAAATCAATTGCTCTATCAGTTTTTAGATGGCAGACTAGGAAAAACTGATCTTACTCCTGATCTTTTAACCATAGGAGAAGAAAGTCGTAAGGCTATAACAGCAGCGGGGCAGCGCCTTGTAGACGTAGGTGCTTTAGATAAGAATGTTTGGGAAAGTAATATAAAGAAATATATACATAGGTCATATCTTAAACATCTTCCAGAAGGAGCAAGACCTTCTGCTTTTAGACAGATATGGGCTAATGATAATGTACGCCTCATGGCAGATGAGTTGCGTATGAGAGGGAAGGTACAAGAATTTGTAAGACCTAAAGAAGGTGTAGATGCTTGGAGAAAAGAAAAAGCAGCAGAAGGTTGGGAGTTTTTAAAAGGAACAGCAAAAGAAAAAAGAAAGGATGCCTTTAGATACGACTACACTCTAGAACAAAGGGCAGAGATGGGGGAGATTGAACATGCTGCCTTTGCAATGCTGGAAACAGGTAAGCTGTATAATAATGATATAGCTGCTCTTGGTTTATACAACGATGTATTTAAAGCACATGCTAGGATAGATGCTAAAGGTATTAAAGCATTAGATAAAGAAGCAAATAAAATGCTTAATAATGGAAGATTTCCAGATGAAGATGCCAGAAATGCATGGGTAAAAGAAAGAACTCCTGAACAAGCATTAGCTGTAGATGAAGAAGAAATTTTAAGGCTGGGATTAAGACAGGTTCCAGAGACTAAACTTAAAGGATCAAAGATTAATCTTTTTGGTAAACTTTCTGGGTCTTATATTCCAAAAGAAATATATGATGATCTAATTGCTTTTAAAAATACTGTAAGTAAATATGATGAAGGAAGTGCATTAAGTAAAACATCAAGAAAATTATTTCAGACGTATCGACTAGGTAATCAAATGTGGAAGAGGTCAAAGACTTCTTGGAACCCTACCGTACACACTAATAACATAATGAGTAATATGATCCTTATGGATTTATTAGATGTTCCATATAAGTATTTAAATGTAGGGAGACATGTGTTTACTAAGAAAGGTAGGGAGCTTTTAAATTCTAAGTATGATAATCTGTATAGTGACTTAACAAAACATGGTGTGTTGGATCAAGGTCTTGCCACAAAAGAATTAGGATTTGCTAGCAACCAATGGGCGGATGCATACCAAGATAAAATATTAAAAGGAATAAATTCTCCTGAAGAAATAGTTGAAGGTTCCGCCCGTATAGCAAACAAAATATATAAGCAGGTTAGAAATCCTTTAAATCCAGTTAAAAAGGGATTAAAAAAACTAGATGATTCCGCAACAAGCATCTATCAAAAAGAAGACCAGATGTTTAGAATAGCTTTATATAAGCACCGGCTAGATGAAGGCATGAAGAAAATGTCTTCCACAATAGGAAGCCCAGAGTACAGCAAAGAACTAGAACTTTTAAAAAGGAATGCGGCTAAACAAGCTAAGAGAGGCTTCATTGATTATGATATACAGGCACCAGGAATAAAGGTTTTAAGGGAAACTTTTAATCCCTTCATCTCTTACACCTATCGTGTAATTCCTTTGCTTGCAGAAGCAGCAACGCTAAGACCTATGAAGTTTGCTAAGTGGGCTGCTATAGGTTATGGACTAAACTTTGTAGGTAGAGAATTATCAGAGAGTAATGAAGAAGCTGAACGTGGGATGATGAGTTCCCAAGCATTACAACATATGTTTGGTGTTCCTTTCATGCCTTATACTACGATTAAAATGCCTGATAGGGTAGGCAAACTGTTTACTATGGGGTTTGATGAAGACCCACTAACAGGAAAGAAGTTTCCTAACAGATCAACGTATCTTAATACAAGTAGATGGATTCCTGGTGGAGATGTTTTAGGTTTAACAGGACAAGCAGGTGCAGAAGGAATGCGTATCCCAGGATTACCGGCACCTCTTCAACCTTCTGGTGGTCTAATGGGAGATATCTTCTTCAGTCTTGTAATGGGACAAGATGCATTTACTGGAAAGAAAATTAATTCAGTACAAGAAGGAGAAGCATCTGCTTTAATGGCAAGATCAAAACATCTTCTAAGAAAACTAACACCAAACAATCCTTTGATTGGAGACTTTGGTTTATTTCCTGATGAACAATCTTTCAGGTCTTATTCACAAAGGAAAATTATTCGGGCATTAAATTCTGGAGAAGCAAGAGGAAGGCTACCAGGAAGGCATGATCTACCTGTATTGCAAGCTGTAGCACAGACGATAGGTATAAAGATGCATCCTTTTGAACCTCGTGTAGAAGAACAGCTAAGGACTTTTGAATACAAGAATAAAGTTTCTAGGTTTAAGTCTGAAGCCAGAAGGATACAGAGGCAAGTGTATAGCGGCGTTATGTCCAGTGAAGATGGCGCTAACGAAATCGATGAACTACAGCAAGAGCTTGAAGAAGTGCTATTCAGATATCGAAAGATGAGTAAGAGTGCCTCTAAGGCCAAAGGGTATAAGAGTGGTGGGGTTATAGAAGAAGTCGAAGCAGGAGAGGAACCATCAGGTAGAGACTTAGCCATCCAGATGGCAGAACTGGAAGGAGAATATGGGCCTCATCAATGGGGTGGATGGAAAGGTGGATCAACAGAAGAAGAAGAAGAAGAAGAAGGCCCATCTTTAGCACACAGAGATTTAGCTACCCAGATGGCAGAACTGGAAGGTCAGATATCTGGTGTAACTCCTGGTGCATCTAGAACTTCCGGTATGTCGGAAGAAGAAACACTTGTAGCAGAAGTACTTCCCGGTACAGGTACAGCTTTGGACATAGGATACTTGTCTGAAAGTATTGAAGAAGGAGATGCTTGGGATATAGGGGTGTACTCTTTAATTTTAGCAGCCGGTCTAATTCCTAGTATGGGTCTAGCTAAACCAATAATTAAAAAAGGAGCTAGTAAACTTAAAGCAGCTATAAAAAATAATGATGAACTTGCACAAGAAGTTTCCAAAGTTGTTGATGAAGTTGGAGAAACTAAACAACTTGTAAACCCACTAGAATCAATAGACATACCACAGAATACAGTTCCTGCTTATAAACTATTTCGTACCAAACGTAGGACAGAAGAGATGTTTCCCTTATTTGTTAGAACAGATGAAGGAGTTCCAGTTGGTATATGGACAGATGCACAAGTAGGAACATTAACAAAAGCAGGGAAAGTGGTATCAAAGATTGGTGATCTTGCTTATCGTCCTGGTTGGCACGCTGGAGACTACATTTCTGCTACGCATATTGGAGGTAAAGCCACAAAGGGTCCAACCAAAAAGACATTACAAAAACAAGCAAATACTTTGTTTAAAGAAGGAAAGTTTCCAAATACTAAAGCCAGAGATGCATGGGTAGAAGAAAGACTTTCAAGAGTTGATTATCGAAAAGCAGATGAAGTATGGGCAGAAGTTGAAATGCCAAACGATTTTGATTGGCAATCAACGGCAAATAGTAGAGCTTCTATTGTTAAGGAGGGTCCAAGAAAAGGATTGATTAATGTTGCTGAAGCACATATAACAGATCAAATACCAAAGGGAGGATTTTATCGTTACAAAACTAATCCTAATATGGAAGGAAACTGGCTAATTGGTGGATCAATGAAGGTTAACAAGAGGTTAAGTCCTGAAGAATCAATAGCAATACAAAAAGCCACGGGTATTTTTGATCTCCCTCATTTACCAGAATTGATAAAGCAAAAAGGATTAACTTTAGATAAACTTACTGGTACAGCAGTAAAAGAATTGAAGACTTACTATCCAGAAACACTAAAAGAAGTACTTGAAGAATGGGTTAAACTAAACTCTAAAGTAAAAGTAGGTGAATTAGAAAAACATTTTTCAAAAGAAGTATCAAGAGTAGTTAAAAGGTTTATAAAAGAAAGGGCTAACTAATGGCAACACCATCAACACCAACACAAGTAAGTAATATCTTTAAAGCATTAGGATTAAACACAGTATATGCAAGAGGCACCTTTGATCCTAGAAATGTTAGTAGTCTTCACAAAAGAGCAATGACAGCCGCCCAATTTAGAGGAGAGAATGTAGCCTTTCGTATGAAAGATATAGCCGGTGCCAGAAAAGCAAACGTATCTATTCCCGATCTTTCAAAAGCACCTAGTTCAACAGGTAAGTCAATGATCAGTTCTAAATTAGCAAAGGCACTGATGGATAAAATATTCGAGCCGTCTTCTTTAGATACCGCAATGAAAGATGCTAACATAAATCAAATGGATATGTCGGAAAGCGATATGGAATTTAGTCCATCAGGAGGGTCTGGTAGCACACCATTATTTGGAGCAGGTGGAACAACAGGAACCTTGGGTGGAATGTAAATGACTGCTAAAGGAAGTCAATCGTTAAACGATCTATATCTCCTTATAGGTAGACTAGAAGGAAAGGTAGATCGTGTACTAGTAGAGCAACAAAATATAAAAGATATGGCTTCTAATAACGATGCAAGGATACAACGTCTAGAAAAAGATAGGGCTATGGTTTATGGTTCAGCGGCTGTTCTTGCTTTCATCGGTAGTGCGTTGATGTGGTTTATTAATCATCTATTCAAAGGCTAGAAATATTTAGAAACAACAGTATATAATTTGTCAGTGTTAGTATTTAAATAACTAATAAAATTTTCTATAAGAGTTTTGTTTTCATATTCAGGGAAACACTCTTCTACAACCTCACACCATTGTTCTGATGTGAGGTTTTCTTTTTTAATTTCTATATGTCCTTCTTCAGTTAAATGAACTTGAAGATTTAGTAACAATATTTTATTATCTTTTACTGTCATTTAACTTTCATACTCGTTTAATTTTTGGTACAAAATCATACCCATCTTCTGTTTCTAGTACACCATAATCTAAAACAGAGCCTTCTTCTTCTTCTTCATCACATTCATAAATAGAAGAAGAAAAGGGGTTTGATTTTTTAGCCGCTTTTATATCTTTATATTTTTTTATTGTACTCAAGTATCCAATACCCCCACAACATGCACAAGGAATCCCCTCTGCTTCTTCTCCTTCATCACATTCAGAACAGATATCTATAATTTCAAATACACTCATTTTGTTTTCCTTTTCTTCAAACAATGTCCACAATCTCACAGAAATCCCCAGTACAATTTAGTGTCTGGGAACTAATCGTATTGTCCTCTCTTTCATATTCAGACAGTCCCTTCCAATCGATATCTTTAGGCATACGTTTAAGTAACTCCTCATACTCCTTCTTTGTACAGTCCTGATAAGGAGCTTGCTCGTAGATATGTTCAGACATAGGTAGAAAACTTACACCTGACATATCATCAAAGTTCTCATACACAAATGCACCAACTTTTAGCCACTCATCCTCCTTGACACTAACCGTTATGGATGGCTTGTGTTCGCACCAATATTCAGCATAGATTTTCCATATCTCCAGATGCTCAATGGCTGTCATATCGTGCCTTGTTATTGCATCCTTTGGGGCCTTGATAGGGAAGGAGAATACAGCAGTGGACTCTGGCTTCTTGTTATCATCCTCAACAGGGAACCCGGCATCAGTCATAAACAAAGTCAACGGGTCTTTCTTATCTGCACGTACTGTTCTGATGTAGTATTCTGAATGTCTAGGATGAATACCAGAGGCGGCATCAACAAGCTGACTGACGGTGCCGCTAGGCTTAACACAAGTGATAGCAGCGGACGGCTCTATGTTCAGCATGGTTGACCACTTACGATTAGTATTGACTGCACATGTCCTGAGACTACCTAACAGGGCAGGTAGACTGTCCCTTGTCTTGTTGGCTAGCATAGCGTTATCAAGTATGCCTGTTAGGGATACACCTAATAGACGCTCCTCTTCTGTATTCTTAGACCACTGCCTACCCAGACCTTTGAAATCGGTAAAGCAAGATTGGATCGTACCAAGGATTGTTGCGAGTTCAATCTTTCTTTGTAAGGATTCTGCTGTATCATCTGCCCTGACAACAACCTCACTTAGATTACAGAACTGTTTAGGGCGTAGGATGATCTCACTACATGGGTTCGTACCGTAATCAACATCAGACTCCCGGCGTCCGTACTTAGCAGCTTGCTTCTGTGCAGCTTGACGGTTGAAGATACCTCGTTCGCCCGACTTACTATCATACAAGGCGCTCCATTCACGTAGGAAGGAGCCTGTATCCAGCCCATCTGTATAGCATACAGAGTTGTTAGCGAAGGATCGTTGGGGTTCTGTGTTCCACCAATCACCCGACTTAGCATGACGCATACGGTCATCACTAAGGTTAGACAGGCTAATCAGTGCGGACCTACGTACCCCACCTACAACCACAACGTCAGCAATCTTACACATAAGATCGTGGCATTCCAAACTGTTAAGCTTACGACCTTGGGCGTTCTTAAACATATTAACAGCGAATTTAAATAGTTCGTTCAATGGTTCAGGACCGCTTGCCCTGCCGCCAAACGTCTTCAACTTGGCACCCTGTGGTCGTACCTTAGACATGTCCCATTGAGGAACCTGTCCAGCATACAACAGGTTGATCAGTTCTTTGAATGACCGGAACCATCCTTCCTTACTATCCTGTACGATGATACAGGTTTCACTAGATTCAAGCTGATCAGGAATATTAGGGAGTTGGTTGATGAACTGACGTTCAACACTGAAGCCTACACCTGTGCCATGCATCAGGATGTATAGGCATTCATCAAAGGAACGAGGGCTATCCACAGGCAGGTAACTACAGTTATATGCAGCGATATGGTTACGTTCTAGTGCAGGTCCAGCAGTCATCATAGCCCTCATGGAAGGCATCACCTTCATTGCCACGATAGCTACATATAAATCAGTGAACAGTTCCTTTGGCATATCAAAACTATGTTCCTTCTTCAGGAAATCCCTGTAGAAGTTAAGCAGTCTGGTTACTGTTTCCTCCCATGTCTCTCTGCGACCTTCCTCCTCAAGCCAACGACTATAACGAGATTGATGAATGAACGCTTGATAATCAGTCTTCATGTAAGGGTAGCTCCTCTTGTGTATCTTGTGCCTGTGTCTGTGCCTGTAAAATACCATTAATAATATGTGCAACTTCCTTGTATGGTTGTCGTGCAAGATAGTTTAAGATTTCATTTATAAGATTATTCTGTAGCTCCATCTTTCTCCTCCTTCTTTGCTCTACTGCGCTTGACTTTTTCTTCTTTAACTTCTGAAGCAAGAACTTCCTTTGCACCGATCAAAGCAGCTTCTTCTGCCTCAAGCATTTCTATACGATCACTAATATATTCTCTTGCTGTTTTGCGTTTTAAACGTGGAAACTTTCCACCATTCTCTGCAAGCCACTCAAGCTCTGCTTTCAGTATTGTAGACACGTTTGTCATTTCTTCACTCCTTAAAATATTGCGGGACTTAAAGATATTCCCCATGTTCATCTAAATTTATCCAACTAATAGGGAACAGTTTAACACATCTCCCTGCAATTTGCTCTGCAATCTTTCTTGTTTCTTTTTGTGCATCACCGGCAAGGCGCTGTACACATACTCTATGAAACGCTGCGAGGCTTCCTGTCCAGTACCATTCAGTATATGTAGACTGTGGCAATACCATACGTGCTTGTTCTGGTGCGATGCCAGCATCTAACATGTTCTGATAGCACTGTAGAGCAAACACATGAGCAGGTTGTATACTATATTCCACGGTTTCATCAGAGCTTCCTTGCTTCTTATCGTCAGCGGCTAACCTCCACTCCTCTGGTGTATAGAGTTTTGGCGTGGTGTCAACGTACCTTCGACTTATCTCATTCCATACTAAGCCTACCTGATGCTTACCTAACTGTCGAGCAACAAACAATGGTGCCTTGATATGAAAGGTTATAGCAGTATGAGCGAAGGGTGTCCAGTGATTATGCATAGCAAGATATCTAATTAGATTACGATCTACACTACTAACATGGGGGATAGTTTTCTGATACCCATCAATTTCTATTTGATCATAGCCTAGTTCAACAGAGCGTTTACCAAAGGATACCCTGGCAGCGTTTACTACAGACAGATCGTTTCCCATATGATCTACATATTTAGCCTCCATACTTTACGGTTTCCTCCCTATACCAATCTTTTCAAATTCGGTGGTTGATAGCAATCAGACTTAATAACTTTGCCATCTTCTCTGTATACTGGGTTGCCCTCTGCATCAAGCTTAGACATGTTTGAAGTATGTACACGGTTGAATGCAGAATCAAAGTCCCAACCGTAAGTAACAGCAAACCCAACGCACACATAAACCAGATCACAAAGTTCTTTAAGTACGTCATCACTCTTATCCTTGCTGATAGCATCCATCAACTCCTCATATTCTTCCTGAATAAGTTTCTTTCGCAAGTTCTTTTCACCATCAATAACAGAGGAAGGTTTAGGATACTTCAATCCTACCGGATGCTTGAAGGCACGGTGAAAAATTCTAAGCTTATCCTGTACTGTTTCGCTTTTACCCATCATCATTCTATCCTTCTACTTCTCTGATTTTTGTTGCTTAATCTCTTTATCCTTGTTGGTAATCTTTTCGGCTTCTGCTCTTGTCTCAGCATCACCATACTTCCCTAATCTGGAGATAACGGATTGAGGTAATCCCCCTTCTAGCGCACATGCCCACGCATCTTTCATTGTGCCATGAGCATACTCCTCTCCCTCAACAACAAAAGCTCCTGTGAATGGATTGTATTCACACTCACTAGAAAAATAAACACTCCCTGCTACCCCGCTTATTAAAACAAGTGGAGCAACTATCGCTATAATAATAAATTTCTTATTCATGCTTTCCCCCATAAACAACTTTTTTATCTATGTCTTTTATCTCTTCCTCTCTCAACCCTTCTATTAGTTTCTCTAAATACCACTTGGCTTTTAACAAATCTTTTACCGGGTTTTCCTGATCCTTATACCTGTACCTACTAACATACTTAAAGATGTTACCTTTCAGGTATCCTTTAAACTCTTCCTCATTCATACTATCCCTAATTAAATCGATAGTCTCAATTGTATTGTTATTATAATGATCAGGACTATTAATATCTAACCACTCTTCTTCATCTTTGTGTATCTCTTTCCATTTCATTATTCTTTTTCCTTTCTCTTATTTCTAATATGGAACGGTACAATATTTTCTCCGTAGTTTACATACTTTTGTTCTTCTACTTTTGTACCTCGCATGTATAAGGTATCAGGATCGTCTTCCAACATACTAAAAAAACCTTGTGTTATAATTTTTACTGTTGATGCTTCTTCATCTTGAATAGAATCTAAAACCCTGACAGTAAACTCTCCATCTTCTCCACTGTCAGAAAGAATTACTAGTATGTTATCTTTTCTTATTAAGGAAAAGAAATCGAACACCGTGTCTAATTCCAACAATGCCTCTGCCTTATTATCTATGTCTTTGATGTACATGTTATGTCCTTTTTAATTAAGTCTAGAAAATAGGAAGCGTTTATGATTGCAAGCGGCGCTTCTCTGTTCATCTTAATAATTAGTACAGGTTCTCCTTTTCCTTCATGGCCTGTTGCTTGTTGGTATGCATCGTATATTCCTTTGTATCCTTCCCTTGCTTTACACTCTATCTTTAAAGGTATTTGCTTTGCAGCTAGGGGAGACAATTTAATATCTGCACCAGTTTCTCCCATGATAGCCCCACGAATATCTCCTTCTTCCAACGAAGAAAATCTTTTATACAGTTGGTCCTTAACCCAATCCTGTAAGCGTCTACCTTTAGCTTTCCTTGATGCTACAGATATAGACATTTGTTAATTCCAAAAATTGTGTTTATTGTAATGTTTATCATGAAGCTTTTCAAACTCTTTTAAAAATACTTTTTTAAATTTTTTAGTGGAAAACTCAGATAAGTTTTCTTCAACTACCATACAATCTCTTGGAGAATATACTACAATTTCACCTCTATTTAGCTCATCCCCTATTTTCTTAAAGTCTTCTAACATTCTTTCCAAGCCTACCTCTTCTGTATCTTCTTGATAAAAGTCTTCCTCACTAATAGAAGAGAGATACTTTTTGTATCTAACTAGAAGATGATTAGGTTTAATAAAATCTAATGATGGAAGTTTATTAGGTATAAATTGTATGTACTTTACCAGGTGATTTAATGTTACATCCTCTTCTGTTATAACTGATTGAGTTAATAGTGTCATTCTAAATCTTCCCTATCTTCCATCACCTCTTCCATTCTCCCGTTATCAGGGTTGTAATACAAACGACAAGCCGGTCCTGTCAGTCCAGAGAACCTGTTCTTAATCACACGTACAGTAGTAGTGTTCCTTTCCTTTTCATCTTCATGCTGCCCATTACGTTCTAATCCGAAAACGATATCACTCAACTGTCCAATTGATGCAGAACCTCTAAGCTGGCTAAGAGAAGTCACTGCGCCTTCTTCATGGCCTGATCCTGATGGCCTACGCAAATGACTAACTAGAAATAAAACGATATCCAACTCTTGAACTACGGTTCGTAGCTTTGTCATGATTTCATCTAAGGCTCTACGTTCATCTGAATTTGTTTGATCTGATACAATGATTGACACATGATCCAAACAAACGAACTTACAATTCAAAGCCCTAGAAAAATATCTTACACTGCTGACTATCTTATCGATCTCATTTGAACCAAAGTGATCAAAGAAGTAAAGCCTTCCAGTACCCAATGTGCTATCAAAATAATTTTTAAACTCCTCGCTAGGTGTGGTTTTGTATACATCTGGTAAATGGAGAGGCTTGTTAGCTTCTAACGACATCATGGCAAGGCCGGTACGGCGTACCGATTCTTCCATGAACATCATGCCTATACTTTCTTCTGTATTTTTTAACACATGATAGGTAAGCTCCCTCATAAATTGAGACTTACCTAATCCTGATCCGGCAGTAACAGTGATAAGTTCTCCTGTTCTTATACCGTAAGTTAATTTTTGTATCCCTCCGAAAGGATAGTTAATTATAGCTTCCGACTTATCTTCTTGGACAATTTCCCACATGTCCTTTCCTGATATGATACCGTCAGGTGTATAGCTTTCCGCCGCCCACCAATCTTCCAAGAAGAATTTCTCACGGTTGTTCATAAGATACTCATTAGCATCCTTATGATGCTGTAATTTTACTATCTTAGCCTTGGGACTTAGTAACTCTGCAACTTTCTTCGCCGCCGAAATTCCAGGTGCATCATTATCAAAACAGATTACGATGTTATCAAAAGACATAAGCCATTCATAGCTTTCCTTTACATCTTTAACTGCACTCTCTGCTCCATTCTTTATAGATACACAAGGCCACTTCGATCCAAGCAATTGGTAAGCACTAAGAGCATCGAGTTCCCCTTCACAAAGGGTGACAAATTTTCTTCCACTATTGAAAGCCTGTTGCCCAAACAAACCAGAGCCTACAATAGTACCCTCTGAATAAAATGTTTTAGAAGAAACATTACGTATCTTATGAGCAACCAAAGAGTTATCTGAATTGTAGTAAGGATAGTAATGCTTATCCTTTTCTTGTCTGACATTATATTTTTTGCAAGTGTTTTCCAATATCCCTCTTGAAGGAATGGCGGCAATGATGCCTTGGGTAAGTATGTTCTTAGAAACTTTGTTGGTAATCACCTGACTTTGGTTTCCTTTCTTTCCATGGATATGGTGTGTACAATCTGGAGTGAAACAATGCTCCCCTCCATCGGGGAAGATCACCAGATTATCTTTGCTATTGCATTGTGGACAAGCAGTTCGTTGTGTTGTCAAGGGTATCTCCTCATGCATAAGTGTCAGTTACTTCTGGTACATTGGGTTCTCTTATAACTTTACTAAGATATCTCAAGCTATCCTTATACTTAAAGATACGCAGGTCTTCCCAACAATCTGTCTTGAAGGGACAGTACACACAGTTCCTGTTGAGCTTCATGTTTCCAGACTTACCATCTGGCACTGGTGAATAACAAAGGGAAGGAGGGACAGGATCATCAACTGCTTTCCTTATCTGATCAATTCTTTTATTAGCGTTGATGATACCGAAATCATCTATCTCTAACAAAGTTATCTCACCAGTGACCTTGTTGATAGCTAAGAAGTATCCGTTATTTTTTCCCTCTGCCAGAGCATACCCACTAATCTGTCCTATGTATCCGAAAGGATCGTCGTTCTCTAGCGTACCTAATTTAAATTTACGAAAGGCAAAGTCACTAGTAGACTTAACATCCACTAACTCCCCATCTATCTTACAATCGATATGTCCTTTCACTCCGTTTAGTGTGACCTCTTTCTGCTCATCTGTTACGGAATGACCGGCCTCTCTTGTTAGGAAGATAAGAAGCTCTTCTAGTATACTACCATATAAAAACTTAACCAACAGTGAACCTTTAGGCGGCGTATCTTTTTTTGAATTATTAAACTCCATCCATAAACGTCTAGTAGGTTTTCCTATGGAAGACATTCTCAGCGTTGGTTTGTCGGTGTACTCCCTTCTATTTTCCATTTGTTCTCTCATAACTTTTTCCATTCCTTTTAAAAAAGAAGAGAGATTGTCCTCAGATAAAGTATGTTCGTTTTCTAAAGTGGAATAGATATCTTCTACTAAAGTTTCAATCTTCATTCCTATCTCCTGTTTCAGGTTCTAAGTGTATAGCTGCCCCATCTTATCAATAGGGTACAAAGAAAAATTTAAAACTTTGTACACCTTGGATACCCTCGCCCACTATACTTCTTGACAATGCAAGTACGAAAGCACTTATGTCAAGCCCTTACAATACTAACTAAGCCGACTTAAAACTCCTCATCAAAATCATCGTCGCCGCCAAAGTACTCTACAAGAGAGAGAACCTGAACCTTATTAAGGTATAAGGATGTTCCATATTGATCTGCCATTGGGTGATCAGCATTCGGAACAACCCTAACCCTTACATCAGAACCATTACCAATCAACGTAGTCTGCACATCAATAGGCGTCTTGTCAGCATCCATTGCTGTAACCTCAAACTTGGAACGAGGAGTAACGAACTCACCCCTATCGTCCTGCTTGTCCTTGAGCCTTACACCAAGGTCCAAGAGGGTTTTCTTAGACTGTTGAGACAGGTTGCCTACATCGAGTTGGTACTTATCGCTGTACTCATCCGGTGCTTTGAGCTTAGTCCAATAAGCTTTGCCTTGGATGATATAGCTATCTGCTTTTTGTTTTACTGCCATGATTAATCTCCTTTTCAATTTAGGTATATATCGTATCACATATTTTGCGTGGTGTCAATAGAAATCTTTCTAACTTTCGATACTGGTATGCTATAAAATAACTCTCCTCTTGGTACAAACTTATTTGAAACCTCTACAACTTCTGCTTCAGAAACAACTTGTCCTGGTATTTTCCAAGCTTCCTTACACATGCTGTTCAATATGAAGAAGGTTATCTTGTCCTCTCCTGTGTCTTCTAACAATTTCTTTTTCCTATATGGTATACGCACATCACGCCAAGAGGGCGGCCATTCTTTTTTCCAAGAGTATTTTATTTCCACCTCCCATCCTTGTCCATCCCTACCCTCGATGTCGCAAGAATACTTTTCTCTGTCATCTAATAGGGAGTATCCTTCACTCTCTAAGTAAGCACGTATGATGCCTTTAGCTTTATGATCTGCCTTGTCATATAGCTCTTGACTAAACTTCTTTCGCCCGATTGTAGTTGTTCTCATAATATCTGTATCCCTTATAACCCATCCTTGTTCTGGTACGTATAACTCTCCGTAATTCCTTGCTTTAGCTTGATTGCAATTACTACAGAGTGTCTGGAACCTTTCTGGATTTGCTTTTATTATATTATATATATTTGCAGCACCTCCTTTAGGGTCTTTGTATCCATCATTAAAAACATGATCTACTTCTAAATAGATTTCATCTGTCTCTCCGCAACAAACACATCGTCTTCCAAGGATATCAAAAACTTTTCTTCTTCTAGCTTTCTTAGACTTCTTATTTTTTAATCTCTCTTTTTCCCTCCCTTCTTCAGTACTCATACGTTTATGATAGCTTCTTCGCTGCCTAAATAGTTGTAGTTCTCTATCTTTAGTCGGCATGTTGAACCCTCCTTAATGTGTTTCTGCCCAAGTCCTACCAATCTTAGCGTCAGCATTCAAAGGAAGTGTCATGTTATAATACTCTCCTACTTTTTGTATTGTATAGTCTGCTATGAAACATAACTCTTCAGCATCCTTATTGCTACATTCATACTGTTGTTCATCATGGATTGTATTAACCAAGCTTGCATCCAGACGCCGGTTAGTAATCTCCTCATCGATGAACACTGCCCACTGCTTACACACTATGGCTCCTGCTCCCTGCAAGAGGGTGTTAAGGGCAGCATGACGGTGCCTGACGTAAAGCCTACGACCATCTAGTCCTTTGATATGCCCCTTCCCTGCCGACCTATTTACTGCTTTGATCAAGGCATTCAGTTTAGGTACATTTTTTAGAAACTTTTCTTTCAGTGCCTCCCCTTCTGAACTGCTACCATTAATAATAGAACCTATCTTTGCCGCACCGGCCCCATAAAGAAAGGCATAGATGAATGTCTTGGCTGAAGATCGAGTGGGTAATCCTGCCGCCTTCTGGTTTAAGGTATGAGGATCACCATTGATAACAGCATCAGTAAAATCTTTATCATTCATATAGTGAGCAAGCATACGTAGCTCTAACCCTTTAGCATCCATACCTACCAAAACTTTGTCTTCGCCAGGTATAGTCCAGCATTCCCTACACTCTACACCAAAGGGCTTACTGTTAGACACGATGTTAGCCATGTTAGGATTGGCATGTGTCATGCGAGAGGTAACCGCACCCATCGTTATGACTTTGCCATGCACTCTATCATTATCATCTACCTCATCCAGCCAAGCTTCGACAGTCTTGTATCGAGTTTGTAGCATCTTCCATTCTGCTAACCTCTGGATAGCCTTGGGTGCAGCGGTAGACACGCTAGCTAGATTTGTTTCCGTTATCCTTGGCGATCCCTTTGGTGTGTAATCAATCGGCTTCCAACCATACTCTTCCATATGTTCGATGATCTGTTTAGGACTAGCCAGATTGAAAGGCTCAAAGGATACCAGATTAAAATCTCCACCCACTACCTCTTTCCAATTATTAATTTGTTTCAAACCAACAGAAGATATGTCGCCATCCTTCTTTGTTTTAACAGTAACCTTTCTCTCTTGCTTAATGCTATAAGGAATTTCCTTGAGGATATCTCTCTCGATTGCATCTGCTTTTTGCTTAACCTCACTCAATAAGAAGTGTGCCTTCCTGATATCTAGAAGGAACCCTTTGTCTTGTTGCTTATTAATTATCCTTCTTATCTTATGCTCAAGAAGAACACTCCTATCACTAAACTTCTTTCGGTCTATAAGTTTTATAAGATGCTTATACAATTCTCCCGTGATGTTAACATCCTGTATGCAATACTTCAGCATCTCTGGAGAAAAAGTTTTGAAGTCTTCAAACTCTATCTTAGGACAATCAAATCTTTTTCCCCAATCTTTTAAACTGTGGCCGCCCTTGATGTTAGCCTTGACTAAATAAGAAACAACAAGCGTATCAAAAACCTTATCCTCTTTTATCTCCATGTTCCACAGTCTGTTCAACACAGGTACATCAAAGGATAAGGCATTGTGACCAACGATAACATCGAACCTCTTTAGATACTGTTTTAGATTATCCTTTTTTTCTTTCATAAAAGATAAGATAATACCAGTATCTAAATCTTTCGTGACGCAAGTATGTATCTCACTTGGATGCAGACTATCCGTTTCTATATCTAGTATCAGAACCATCTTGTTTACCTTCCAGAATAGTACTGGCCTGTCTCTTTGAATAACCAAAGGACATGAGAGAAGAATGTGCTTCTTCGTATTTGATTTTGTTAAGGGAATAAAGAGTTATGACCTTCTCAATTTTCTCTATGTTATCCGCTAAAAGTTTTAATGTCATCTTTCCCCTCTATCGAGGGCAAACATTTCTCTTGTATATACACACCCCAAATCAGGATAGTATGTGCCTACATTCCTCTTGACCAATCCATCTTCATCATAGGCCAAGGCAATGCTCACATGCCTAACCTTTTCTTCTTGATACTCTCCATAAAAATCATCAACCCAGTCTCCTGTACGTAAGTATCTCTGTAGATTTTTAATGTAAGCTTCATGGCTTGCAAGGTTCTCGATTGCACCCTTAACTTTCTGCCTAATCCCTTTCCGTTCTGACGCCGCCAAAGCTTTCTGTGTTACTATCCACTGCTTAACTTTCTTAGGGTTGAAGGCACTCTCATCAGAGGGGGTAAGGCTTGGAGAGGCTACCTTTTTTGGTCGAAGGTATTCTAGTCTAGATATATCAGAACCACATATAAAGGGTGTTATATACTCTATCGCCGCTGGTTGCTTTTTAGTCGTAGATTTTCTAGGCATATTCAATCCTCATCAATATTTTCCAAGGCATCGATAACGTCTTCCGCATCGAAGCCCATATAAACCATGTTGGTTACGAACTGTTCCAGTGTATCACGCCCATACTCAAACATCAAGATAAATCTGTCTACCTTGGCTTCCCAGAACTCCCGTTGCATCTCTTGAACATCAGACATGATCATGCCAAGTCATTAAGAACGCTCTCTTCTTCCTTGATTTTTTTCTTTTTGTTATACTTATACTCATTTAATCCTGCCTTTGTATTAACATATCTTTCCATAAAATCTTCAAGGTTCTTATACCAATACCATTTACCTTTACCATCTACTCTCCATTTCGTTTGTCTATAACTAACAACATACTTATTATTTACATAGATACCTCCTGGTCCTCTTGATACGTCTGCCCCTAATTCTAATAGCTGCTTAATTCTACTAAGCCGTTCTAATTCTCTGCTATATACACTATCAGGGTTCTCACTATCGTAATGATCTTTATCCCATTGCACCATTAAGATAGTTTCTTCTTCTATTCCTTTGTTAACCTCTTCAAGAGTTTGCTTTATCCTCATAGTATATTATCCTCTTTGTTTCCTTGTGTTTCCTTTCTACGAAATCTGTATGGAGAATAATCAATCCATCTAGTTTCACTAGCCTCAATTACATCTTCAGATAAAGTTTTCATTTTGTTTATGATGTCATGTAAAATATGTATCCTTTCATGCGCCCATTTCAGTTCCAGTTGCATATCTCCTACCTGCTTTTCATAGATTTCTTTTGTTGACTGGATACCAAGAGTATCATGTGTGTTAGTCATTCCTATTTACCTCCATTGTTATAAGATGTTCTTCATTGCCCATCTTTGACCTCCGTTATCACCCAGAAATACGCATCACAATACTCTTTCTTTTTGATACGCCCATAGTTAGGCACCAGTTCTGGGATGAGTTTCTTTTCCCAGACTAGTACCTTACCATCATACTGCCGCACCGTTTCTTCTCTAACAATTTTCATGGTGTTGAACTTTCTCCCTTGTTCAAATGATAATCTTCCAGACCTTCTTCGATACTCTCTTCTTCACTTTCGTATTTTTGTTTAGATTGTTTAACCCGTTGATGGTACTTAGGTGTGTGCAAATCCTTCACCACCTTATTAAACTTCCACTGTTTCTTTTTGGAAATCTCTTTCATCGAATAGCCCCTATCGCACGGGCGGCGGCGGCATACTGCGTGAGAGATTTATCTGGCTGGAAGTTTATCTCTCTTTCAATCTTCAAACCAAGAGGGCCGGTAATGCTGGAAAGTTCAGACAGAGATACATAACCTAGCTCTGGACTGCCGTGCCCAAGGTCGGCCAGGCCAAACAGGCTATCCTCATTGTCCTGTTCCATCTCACTGATCAGCCATGTTGCTCCACCCCAAGGGCAGAATAACTTCAATGGTGGTTTCAAAACATCCTTGTTGGTGTTGTTAAAGTTATCTAGCAATTCTTCCCTGATCTTTTTCGTAATCAGCTTCATCTTTATCCCTTTCTATTACTGTCTGTGGAAGGTTTATACACACCCCCCACAGACACTAAACAGTTTAGTTATTTACGCACACTATGAGTAACGTGATCGAGGGTTCCAACCTTAGAGGTGATACGATACAGGTTCCAAAAGGGGTTCCCGTAATACTCCGCTGTATGACCATTACGAACCTTGGTAAAAAGCTTAGTGTTCTCTACACCAAAGCCCTGCCACTTGGTAGTGACACGATAAATAGAAGGTTTAATCCCCCTATCACTAAAGTCTTTTAGGAGAGCCTGAATTTTATCTTGCTCAGTCTCAGGTGCGAAAAACTTCTTGATCTTGTTTAGCATTTTGATTTCTCCAATCAAATCGAGGTTGAACTTAAAGGGTACTTATAGTAAACTTATATTGTTTTTAAATTACACTTATCCTTTCCTTCTTAACCTTAAGTAGACCTATAGTCTACCTTATTCTCACCACCTTGTCCACTGTTTTTTTCGTATGCTCACATTTAAAATTTATGTGTTGCATAAATGTACCAGGTGTATGGGTATCAGTCCAGCTTTGTTGACCAATAATCCTCATAGTTTGTATATCCTTGATCTTTTGTATCATCATGCACTTGCCGCTCGAAAGATGATAGCCTTCTCCCTACCACCTTGCGCCAAAAATGTTTGGTGGTGTTAGAACGTGATGACCAAGGTGACCAAGGGGGTTCTTTTTCTTTTTCAACTTTAGATTGTACCATTATTTTTCTCCGAAAACCTAGTGGTTTCTAATCATCATCATCGAACATCATCTCCATTCCAAGTATCTTGATATTGTAGAATGCCAGCATCTCCTTACTTGCATCCTCCATGTCTTGTTCGATGCGCTCGTGATCAAACATACTCAAGTCTCTGAAAGGTAGGGGTTCGTTCATGTTAGTTATCCTTCTCATATTGGTTAGCACAACGCTCACCCATCACTTTTAAAACCGCCTTGTGCAAGATGGAATTTTTGTTAGGTCTGCGTTTCAGCAGTTGAGTTAATTCCTCATCGGAATAGTGTGGTAAGATTTCCTTAACGATAAGATCAATCGCTTTCATCATGATATATCCCTCCATTTTTGAATGTATTCTTCCATATTATTTTTATCACGGTTACGCTCAATGTATACACGTAGATTCTTGGACAGACTAATCGGCTGACCGTTAGACCATCGTCTCCAATTAGGCTTCTCACTGTCAATCAAATGCTGACCTTTCACCCGTATGTTGTAGGTGTCCTTGTTCAGATACTTTCGCATCAGTCGGACAAGTTCCTTGCCTTCCTCGTTGTTAGGAATTTCAGAGAATACGTAGTTGAATTTTTTCATGTCATGTTCCTCTCTAGTTTTTAATGCCACTGAGAATGCTAGCAATCACATCAACGGTGAAGCCATTGCCAAGCATCTTGTAGCGTTGCGTGTTGGAGATTTTCTTACCGTCTGAACCCATTGAGGTGTAGCCTTCAGGCACAGTCTGCAATCGTTCGCATTCGGTCACTGTGAGCTTGCGCCAAGCCATAGGCTCAACCAAGATTTTAGGTTCACGGTGTCCACCACCCATCGTTGTCAAGGCAGGAGCCTTACCTGCTGAATGATAGACACGCTTGTTCATGTCAAAAGTTTTGATGTCAGCATCGCCAACATGGCATAGGCCATCATCAGAGAATACCAATTGCCGACGGTGCTTTTCAAAATACCATTTCAAATTTCCACCACGGAAATAGTTGGCATCTAAGCAATAGGATTTTTCTCTGTCAGTGAAGCCATCTTCAAGGATATCTTTGAGGAGGATGCCTTCATCAAGTGGCATTTCAAAAGGTATGTTTGTCCAATAGAGACGTTGCCTATTTTGGGCAGACACCAATGAACTGTTGATGAAGATAGGTTCCACACCAAGCTCCTTGGTGATCACATCCATGCTTTCCTGCTTCATCTTCACATTTTCCAACAGGAAATATTTAGGCTTAAGCTCTTTGAGAAGCCTCACATATTCGAAGAATAATTTGGAGCGTGGATCATCAAAGTTTAGTTGCTTCCCTGCAAAGCTAAAGCCTTGGCAAGGTGAGCCACCTATCAGCAGGTCAATCTGTGGCAGGTCTGAACCTTTCACATCAACCACGGATCCAAGGTGGATTGTGTTAGGAAAATTATGCTTGGTTACCTTGACCGCATACTTGTCAATTTCAGAGGCGTAATAGTTGTCCACCTTTACACCTGATTTTTGCAATGCCAATTGTGCGCCTGACATACCGTCAAATAGTGATAGTACATTCATGATTAATTCCTTTTATTCACAGTTAGTCCAATAGGAAGCATGAACAATCCATTGCTTGTGACCATTGTGGTTTGGTCCGAAACGCAATGTGTTCTTTTGTATGTACCCATTGTAATAGCGAGTTGGGAACACCTTACATTCTTCCATCATTTCTTCGTAAGTGTCAGCGAACAGCGTCACCTTGACGATGCCCGCTGTATTTCTGTCTTCTGATATTGAGATCATTTTGTTGTCTCCATGTCTACGATAGATGGATCGTTGCACATTCTGTCGCACATTGTCAACCTTATTTATTGTGCCAAAAATCAAAATTGATTCATTAGAAAAATCTAATAAGCCAGGGCGGCGGTCATCAAAAGTCAATAGGCAAGCCTTAGGGCAAGCCTTAGGGCAAGCCTTAGGGCAAGCCTTAGGGCAAGCCTTAGGGCAAGCCTTAGGGCAAGCCTTAGGGCAAG